CATTCCTGTCCAATATCGTGGTCGTGCTGTTCACGTAGCAGGAGAAAGAACTTTTGCTCCATGGTCTGTTACTATCATTAACGATACTTCGTTTAATATTAGAAACGCATTGGAACAATGGTCAAATGGTATCCAAAATTTAACAACAACAAATGGTAGAACTGCACCTCGCGAATATCAAGTGGACTTAGATGTTCACCAGTTAGATCGTAATGGCGCTATCATTAAATCGTATAGATTTGTTGATGCATATCCAACAAACATCTCTGCGATTGCGTTAAGTTTTGATCAAACAAATGCAATTGAAGAATTTGAGTGCGAATTTACATACAACTATTGGTCTTCAAATACAGCAACTGCTTCTGGCGTTGGTGTAAATGTATCGATCGATACACCGATCGGATCACTACCAATTCGTATTTAATACATTTTTATAATTATTTTGAGAGTAGGTCACAATGGCTGAATTATTTGGTTTTGAAATAAAGCGAAAGAAAGATAAAGAACTACCCAGTGTGGTAGTTCCCTCATCTGATGATGGAAGTACGGTAGTCAACAGTGCGGGTGGTTATTTTGGGATGGTTCTCGATCTTGATGCATTAATTAAGAGCGAGAACGATCTTATTAAGAAGTATAGGGAAGTGGCTCAGTATCCTGATTGTGATGCTGCAGTCGAAGACATTGTTAATGAAGCAATTATTTCTGAGGATAATAAATCTCCAGTAAATATTGTTTTAGACCATGTAAAATTGTCAACTAACATTAAGAATAAAATTCAAGAAGAATTTGCTCAGGTTCTTAAGTTGTTGAAGTTTGAGGATCGTTGTAATGAAATGTTCCGCTCATGGTATGTAGATGGAAGATTATACTATCATATTTTGATTGATCTAGAAAAACCAAAAAATGGTATTGTTGAGTTAAGATATATTGATCCACGAAAAATTCGTAAGATAAAAGAGATCGTAAAAGAGCGTGCGAAAAATGGCGCTGAGGTTGTTAAGGGTGTAGAAGAATACTACCTATATAACGACAAGGGTATTACTGAAGGAAGAACGCAAGGAATTAGGCTGTCGCTTGATTCCGTAATCTTCATTCCTTCTGGGCTTACTGATGGCAACTCTGGTATGACATTGAGTCATCTCCACAAAGCAATTAAGCCAGTGAATCAACTAAAGATGATTGAAGATTCTTTAGTGATTTATAGAATTACAAGAGCACCAGAACGTAGGGTGTTTTATATTGATGTCGGTAACTTGCCTAAGTTAAAAGCTGAGCAATATGTTAACGACATTATGAATAAGTTTAAGAATAAAGTTGTTTATGATGCGACTACAGGTGAAGTAAGAGATGATAGAAAACACCTTAGTATGCTTGAAGATTTTTGGATGCCACGTCGTGAGGGTGGTAAGGGAACTGAGATTACCACGTTACAGGGTGGTCAAAGTTTAGCAAATATTGAAGACGTTAATTATTTCCAAAATAAACTATATCAAGCATTAAGTGTTCCTGTTACACGTCTAAGACAAGATACAGGTTTTACACTTGGTAAGGCATCAGAGATTACTCGTGACGAAGTTAAGTTTAGTAAATTTATTAATCGTTTACGTAAAAAGTTTTCAAAATTGTTTTTAGATACATTAAGAGTACAGTTGATTGCTAAATCAATTATCTCACCAGACGACTGGGAAGAAATGGATCTAGAACAAAGTATCAAGTTTGACTTTATGAAGGATAATTTCTTCGCAGAGTTAAAAGGTACTGAGATATTACAAGGTCGGTTAAATATGCTTCAGGCAATCGAACCATTTGTTGGTAAGTATTATTCTGTTGCATATATTCGTAAACATGTTTTACACCAATCTGAAGAAGAGATGGAAGAAATTGATAAGCAGGTTGAAGAAGAACAAGAGCATATTGCCAAGCTACAGTTTGCGCAAACTCCCGTGACTCAACAACCAGATGAAGTTGGTAGTGAACAACAAGATGATCCTCAAGGAGATAGTAAATGACCACAATAGATTTAATTGATGCAATGGCAGCAGGTAAAACAGTTGACATGGAGTCAGCGTTCAACGCACAAGTTGCAGAACGTGTTGCTGCAAAAATAGAACAAATGAAACTAGATATGTCGCAGACTTTGTTTCAAAACAAAGAAGCTGTTGAGCAAGAATCTGAAGAAGATTCATCAGTAGAATAATATGTTATCTTTTTCGTCATTAAGAAAAAACCTTTACCATATGACCAATGTATTAGAGTCATTTACATATGGTAAAAATAAGTTTTCTGTAAAAATTACAGAAAATTTTAGTGTGTTCATAAATGACGAAAAACATGAACAAAAATTTTCCAGTTTGGAAGAAGCCAAAAAATACTGTAAAGATCACATAACAACATTAGAAATATTAGAAGACATAGACTTAACGATACCTGAAAATAAGGTAGCATCATATATCAAGAAACATTATAATATTGAAAAAATAACCGATACTCTTGTAGAATCATATATTGAATTGGCTTCTTCTAATATTTTTACCATAGACCCTGTAGTTTTGGAAATGAAATTAAACTCTTCATTAATTGCAGGTAAACTAGATTATACGCTCGAAGACAAAAGTGTAGTTGCTATTAGCGAATCCACTCAAAACAAACTAAATATGTTAATGAGAGATCGTGCTGATGTGGTGCAATACATGAGAGAGTCAAAAGAAAATTTTATGCGTGTAGTTAAAGAAATCTAAAGGACAAAGTAATGGCAGCGACAAAAACAGTCACTAAAAAAACAAATAA